ATTTCTTTTTTATCATCTTCAATGAAACCGTGTGTGGTTGCAAGTATTTTGTTATCTGCGTAACCTAAACCATTCATATGGTTCTTATGGATACCCACTTTAGTTCTAATAGCGAAATTAACTTTTCTACCTTTATTTGTGGCAGAAAGTTTAGATACACCAGAACTCTTTTGATTTCCAAACAAAAATACTAATGCACAAGATAGGTAAATAGAATTACCCCCTTTAGGTGCGATTGTTGGTTGTCCGAATGGGTTATCAGGTAATGCAACCCAAGGTTGGTTTACAAATACCATTGTGTTGGTATGTGGATAACTTTCCTTTCTAGAAGATGTTATTCTTTGTGCCAATCCCATTCCCCATTTTTCAGATATTACTCTTGCAGTGTGTTGGTTTCCACCTTTCCCATCAAAACTCATTTGACAAGGTATGGTACCAATAGAATCCCATAAGAATACAATGTCATAAGGTATTTCACCACTCTTTTGTGCGTTTAATACTTCAGTAACATATTCAAATGCTTGTTCTATATAATCGAACCCTAATTTATAAAGTAGGAATCCGTCCCAATATGCGGAAACTTCACCTGTTGATTCATCAACCTCTTCAATATATTCAGTTTCTAACCCCATTTGTTTGGCGTGTTCAAAACTAAATTTTTGTTCAGTAATAATGAATACAGGTAGTATATTTTTCTTTTGTGCGTCTACTGCAGTCTGTAAAAGTGCAGTTGTTTTTCCAGTGTCTGAATGACCTAGAAGCATATTAACCTGACCCATAGCAGGACCTGGTAGTCCTGTCGACTTTTGAAAGGCTTCCCCTAGATCAAAGTACCTTTGTTCTTTGTACTTCTCACTAGAGGAAAATTTCTTTCTTATAGACGAAAAATCAGATGTTTTTTTCTTAAGTGGTTGTTTCGCCATAATATTTATTAAAACGGTAATTCATCATCATCACCATCTAAAGAAGTTGATTCTACTGAAGAAGTATCTGATTCATCATCATAGTCTTCTTCAAATGATTTAGCCGTTTCAGTTCTCATCATATTAATTTCTTCAGATAAAGACGCAGTTTCTTTTTCTTCTCTATCCTCTTCAGCCACAAACTTTTTCTGTTCTGAATCCCAAATAGGTGTCTTGTTAGTTGCAACAATTTCTAAATATTCTTGTGATTTTTTAGAATAAACATCTCTATGTGTTTCATCGTTACCAAACCAATCATTTGCCTTTTCTTTATCTTTAGTAAGGATAGTAGAATCATCTGCCATAATAGAGTTCACAACACTAAAATTTTTGTCGTTTCTACCTGTGGTAATCATAATATCTCTACCTTCTCTAGGATCAGTAATATCACCTTTTAATTTAAATAATGGAATAATTTTATCCATAATACCGTCACCAGTATATTTGTGTTTAAATCTCCAAAATTTAACTCCGTGATCTTCATTCTCTCTATCGATACCTTTAACCACATAGAATTTTCTAGGTATAAAGTCTTTTGCCAATTTCTTAGCCTTTTCTGAACCATCTTCATATAAGGCATCTTTAGCCTCACATAATGGACAGTGTTCACCATCGTTCAAATGGTTACAATAAATTTTATCCCAATTACCATTAACTAATTTTTCGTGATAGTAAACCTCCGTAAATGGAGAACTACCGTCTTTCTTAGGTAAGATACGGAATGTTTTTGTGTGGGATTTTACCCCTTTAGGTAGTTTCTCACTGAAGTACTTTTTTAGTCTGTCTTCACTAGAGATTTTTTTACCACTTTTTGCTGGATCAGTATTTTTTTCGTACTGAGACAGAATTGCATCTAAAGTATTGCTCATTGTATAAAAATTTTAAATTATACACAATTATACTAACGAATTTTCAAAAAGTCAATAAAAAAACGGGGTTTTTAGTTATTTTTCTTCGGTTTTACTAAATTGAAAGGATTTTCTAATGTCTTTTTCATTATAGTTATCGACATCACTTTGTTTAAGTACAAATTCTTCTTCGTTTTCTTCAGTTGCTTCATAACCTTCTTTGTCTTGCCAAAAGTCAGTTAATTTAACACTATATGGGAAAGAATTCATTGATCTCATTTCTAATCTTTCAACAGGTGTTGGGTTTCTCTTTTCGATTTCTTTTTCTAAGTCATCAATTTTATTGATTACGTTATCCATACCAGAAACTTGACTTTCTAATTCAGATAATTTATTCAATAATTCATCCATTTTACTACTCATACCTTCTACAGAAGTCTTAGTTGCTTCTGTTTTATCTACAATATCAGTCACATCTATTTCAACAGAACCATCATCTGTTCCAGTACTCGTCTCAGGAGTCTCAGTTGCAGTCTCAGTTTCATCCGCAGCCACATCTTCTACTTCCGCATCATCTGCCAATGGATCAGTTTTAGGTGTTTCCGCACCAGACTCAGGTGCAGTTTCGTCACCACCTACTGACATAAAAGGATCTTCTTCCGTTTCACCAGCGGGATCTTGTTCTGTTATATATTGATCATCTGTAAGAAGATTACCATTTTCATCTTTGTCATTTTCAGGTACATAAAATGTGTACTCCAATAATTGTCTATATCTTTTTAATTCCTCAGAAAGTACTTTTTTGTTCATATCACATTAATAATTGTCTACCGTCATTAGTTTTATATACCTTATTAACTCTCTCCACTATTTCTTTTCCATCATTAATAAGACATTCTTCACCAACACACTCTTCTTTTTTGGTGGTATTATCATTTAAAAAATCATTTAATGATTTCTCTAAATTGTCATTTTTTTTAGTATCTCTATTTGTTTCCATAATACTTTTATTATATAAATATTCTATTATTAAGAAAAATGTTTTTTTATGTCGATTATTTTTAATTCATCGTTTTTAACAATTATCATTTTATTCTGATAATCATCCCATTTTATTATTACATTCTTATAATCTATATTACCAACTTCGTGTTCACTTATTTTTTCTATCAACTTATTTAATGCATTAATAGTATAAAAACACTCCCCTTTTTTGTGAACTATTACTGTTGGTGGGAAGAATGAAGAAGTTTCAACTTTTTGATCTTGTTCAACTCTAACCATAAAAGTTAAAATTTTTTTATTTATCTCTTCAAAGTTATAATGAAATATGTTTTTTTCTTTAATTCCAAATCTTTTATATAAATAATTTTTAAAACTTTCTATTTTATCTTGATATACAAAAGATGCTAATGTTATATTTTTACCGCTCGAATCCATTTACATAAATGTAAGGGACAAATCTGTTTTTATTTTTTAATTTATATATTAAATCCTTACATTTATTAAATATCGTATAATCTATCAAAGTATTATCATTTATACTTTTTACCCTATCTACAATTTTTTGTTTTTTACCTTCAAAATAATTTAAAACATTTAAATCTACTCCAAATATTATATTTTCACCGTATATGTATATCATATCATTTTCAGAGAAGTATGTATAAGGTGTTTTAAGAGATATTATTTTTTTTATTATTCTATAATTAACTTTTCTACTTCCGTGAATAATATCTAAATAAACATAAGGGATATTTTCCCCAAAAGAATCAAAACAATGTTCTTTAAATAGTTCTAAATCACTTTCGAATTCAGATTTTCTTTCTGTTTTATCAAAAGTCCAATATATATTGTTACTTATTTTTTTATGAAGTATAGAAATATTCTCACCTAAAAGTTCTTTAGATAATTTACGACCAATTATAAGTGTTGGTAATTCTTCATTAACACACTCTAAACTATCACAAATTTTAAAATTTTCAATTTCAATCTTTGTCTTTGAAACAATATTACCTATATCCATATTACAAATATAGTGATTTTTTTTTAAAAAGTTAAGTTTTAGGCTGGTTTAAAGTAATCTATAAGAGGTTGTTTATCTTTACCAACAAAGATTGTGAGTACATTTTGGAAAGTTTCTATTGATTTATCTACTTTTGGTGGTGAGTATTGTTGCGCAATTTCGGTACATACTTTATATGTTGCCAAAGTACCGTTACCTTTTTGAGAGGTGTAAAAATATGATGTTTGAGGTTTTTCTCCTTTTATACCTTTAAAGTATTTCCATTGGACGATAGATGCTTGTATCGCACCGTCAACTGTACTACTTATCTCATATGGGCTTCTTATTGGGATTTCAGTGCCTAAGGTGATGCCTTTACCTTTATAAAACTCTTCATATAATTGATAGTACTGTTTCCTACCAACAATATATAAGAATCCTCTAGGTCTAAATCTGTAGGCATCACCTTCAAAAATATTATAATACTTAGTAGATGTAATTTGTTCTTTATCTCTTTTTTCTAAGTCCTCAAATTGTTTTTCAAATATTTTTATTTTTGCCGCATCTTCAGGTATTGCAGGGTTTAAATTATTTATTATTTTCCTTTTTTCTTTTTTCTCAGCCTCTATATTGTCATTATCCTTAAACTCATTCAAATTTTCATTTCCAGGAATTAAATATGCCTTGTCAACAGTATTACCACTTGTTTTAGTAGGAGTTGATCCCAATATACCATCACCCACTTTATAGGTATAATATCTTGTTTGTCCAGAAGAAGGATCCGAATTAGGGAATTTAACTGAGTGTGATTCTTTATTTGGGTCATCCCAAGCCATTTCAAAATTTAGAAAATTGTTTGAGTTTGCCAACATTGCAGATAATAACATAGTTACTTCTGTATTGGTACGAATACCGTTATCAAAAAATTGTGTAGCCAAAGAACTAATTAATTTAGTTAAAGCTGCGTCAGTATAATCAGTCACACCTAATAATTTAAATTTAGCTAAACCTGTCGTTCCAGTAAAATTAGTTTCAAAATCAAATAAATCATCAGGTTCTATTCCTTCTCTTACACCAAAACCTGAAACTGTTGTTTCATTAGTATACTCTATTTTAGGTACATCACTAATTTCATTTAAATCTATATCTAAATCTGCGGTGATTTCTTCCGTAGGTGGGGAAATAAATTTAGATTGTCTAACACCTTCAAAATTAGTAGTCATTTGGTTTGGGGTAATGTTATGACTAACACTAGTTATAAGATAAGCACCATTAAAGAAAGGTACATTTTGTAAATCAAAATACATTAAAGGTTGTATATTCATACACCCCATAGCGTCTACTTTACAAGTATATGACCTAGTTTTGAAAAGTCTTAATAAGTCAGTACCAACATAAGTTTTCTGTGTACCACCTCTTTTATCTACCAAATCGGATAATGCCTTAAAATATTCACCAGTTTCTCTATGTTCTTGTTGAGATAGTGAAACGTTTTTAAATACTGTTTGATTTTGTGCCCCAAATGCCACTCTAAATGCCACTAAAGAACTATCTCCGTTTTCAATAATATCTGGAGGAGTTTCACCTTCTTTAAAACTATATCCATCGTTAGCAAAAAAGTTATTATTTCTTTCTTGTATATCTAATGCCTGTGACGCACCTCCAATATATATACAACAAAATATTGGTCCAGATTCTTCATTTTTTTCTAATATTGTTTGTGGTTTAAATATTTTAGCAACTTCTATTCTACTTTTATAATTAATATATGTAGGTAATATTTGAAATAGAAAGTTACTATCCCTCAATAATTTAGACATAAAAAAGTATACACTAGTATCTAAATTACTACCCAATGTAAGAAAACTTTTTAAGTTAAAAGTTGCCTTATTACCAATATCATTCCAACCTCTATCTATAAATCTAAAATAATTTATCAGAGGGGTTTCCGCTTCACCACCACAGATATTAAATCCTTTTCTATCTGATCCAACCCATTTACTGTTAATATTTTTAAAATAGTTATATAGTTCTAATTTAATTTTATTAGTACTTTTATTATCACTTTGTTTAACTTCTTCTACATTACTACTATTACCATTTTTATTTGTAATTTCTTGTTTTGTAAAAGAATCTTTAAAACTTTTTATATATGCAATAATACTATTATTAGATACTTTAAGTGCGGTAGGTATTTGTTTATCATCAAATATATTTGGTTTTAAAACAATCATATTAGTTGTCTTTTTGAGTTCCTCAAAAATATATGATTTTGCATCATTAACATTACTAGTGTTACCACTAATACTATTTAATGGTGTTACTAATGTATTTACATTTTTTTCAAACGGACCATTAAATGTGTTGTTAAAATTTTGGTTTACCCAATCCTTAAAAAGATTTATTAATGTAGTTTTTGTTGATATAGGTAATTTCTTTAAATTTTCTTCTATTGTTTTATTCTTATTGTTATACCCAATTTTAGAGAGATATTCATTTTTTGGTGTTAGAAATTGTGAATAATTTTTATTATTGAATGTTCCAAAATTTAATGGGTCAGTAGATTCTTCGTACCTCCATAATAAACTACCAATAAAATATAAATACATTTTAGGTATATTTACAATTCTAGCCCCATTATAGTTGTCTTTTGGAAAAACTGATTTTAAAAATCCTTCGGTAAAATCTCTAAAAGGAAATGTCGATAATAAAAGTAAGGCTCTCGAATAATTACTACTTTGGTTTCTATATAAATCACTTGGTATCATTAAGTCATCATAGTCAACATTACTAATTGTTTTTAAATTAGTTATGTTTATATATTTACTTCCGTATGTACCCCCAGATGGGTTATAGTCATCTAATATTGTTTTATTTAAATCACCTAATATATCACCACTACTTTTAAGTAAGTTTCTACAGACATCTATATCCCAAACATTAAAAGAATTATATGTAGTTAAATTATTAGATTTACTATAAAAGTTTTTATAAAATGGATTATTCTTTTCAATAGTATTAACCCCAGTTCCATTTTTTTCATCCATTAATTGACCATATAAACTATCCTCTCTAATTTCTTTAAATAAATTTTTAGAATTGTTTAAAATATCATTAACATCAAAAAGAACATATTCTGCCTTCAAATCATATTTTCCACTTAAATTAAATCCATCAATTTTGGGTAGGGTTATATCTTCTTTTAATTCAACTAAACCGTTGTTATTAATAACATTATTTTTCCAAAATTCAGTATTTTCATAAACACTACTATTCCTCTCCATCTCAACTAATATATTTGACACTATGTCTCTAACATTTTTTGAGTATATTGTTCTATTTGCCGCAATGGCGTCAAATCTTGCGTAATCTTGTATTGATGCTAATCCAGTTCTTTTATCAAATAGAGAGTAGTTATCTAAAACTACTGATCTAGTTACAAATTTCTCAACAAGTTCTTCCTTTATAGTATTAACATCATTTAGTATATTAATTTTTAACCAAGGATTTGTTTTATAGTCAATAGGGTTTATTGGGAACCAATTGTCAGTATCTAAACCATTTTTCATTATTGTCGACTTAGTTACTTCTTCAAGTGTTTTTCTTTTCGATACTAAAATTTCAAACACATCCTCTGTGAATTTCCATTCAGGGAAATCATTTGGTTGTATACCACTGACTTCACCAATATATATTTCTTCTAAATTTCCGTTATTACTTTTTTGATATATTGAAGGCCAAGCCGCACTATTAATTCCTGTCGGTATGTCTGTATCATATCTTTTGAGTATTGAACTTCTAATATTTACCTTACTTTGTTGTTCCGATTCAGAACTTATATCGTAAATTGTTTCAACCATTGCCTGCGTATTATTGGCAATAATTTCAAAACAATTATCAATTGTTGGTTTAAAACCAAATTTATCTTTAAAGTTTTGTAATAGTTGTTCGTTAATTTCAGATTGTACTACTTCTTTTTGTATTTTAATAATTTCTTCAAGTTCAATTATTGAGTATTCTACTAATTCTCTTTGTTTTCTTAAATCCGCCACTAAAACTTGTGTATTTTTAGTCATAGTTGGTGAATATAATGCACCATTACTCAGAAGATTTTTAAATTGTACAATATTAAAAGAGTTATTTTTACCTGATGTATCTCCATCATAACTGTTTAACAAATATAAATTATTATTGGCACCACTAAAAGAAAATAAATCTAAAATAGACTCATATGTTTTTGCAGATATTTTACCGCTATCTTTAGTGGCTGAAACAATATAATCTTCCCACGCATTTTCGCCTAAGATAGAGGGGAAAGATTTAATTAATTCTGTATCTTTTGCAGTTTTTTTGTTTTCTGATATTTCTTCCGTCTTATTTTGACTTCTTTTGTCTGATGATAAATATTCCTCATATTTTTTTATAATATCACTTAATGTAGTAATGTATGATTTAAACGCTCCTCTATTAATGGAATTAAAAACTATATAATCTCTTATAGAAAAATAATTGATTTTCTCTTTAAGTTCATCATCTCTAATAGTTTTCGTTACAATAACATCTTTATTATTTTCTAATAAAATAAATGATTTACTAATTTTTGTTACGGTATTTTGATTACCACCACCATAATTATTATTTGGTTCTTTACCTATAGGAGCCCCAATAAAACCTTTTATAGTCTTCAATAAACTTAATTTACCGTTTAAATCTTTTAAGAATTGGAAACTATTAGAATCTGTTTTTATTACTTCACTTTCTACTTGTAATTTTGCAATTTTAGTCATGAAGTCATCAATCTTATAGATATTTAACCCATCACTATTATTGATTGCTGAAAATCTGTCGGGAGATTGTTTAATTCTTTCATCAAATATTCTATTTAAATTCGCAAACCCCTGTTTAGTGTTAACCACACCAATAATGTTTCCGATAACCATATCATTAAGAAAGGCTTGTTGAAATCCTAAGAAATTTGCACTAATATCAAAATTACCAGTTGTCCCATCAAAATTAGATGTCCAATTAACCATATGTAAACAATAGTCTACTTTTTGTCCAAAATACCCTTTAACAGAAAGTCTGAAAACTGGATAAGGCATTTTAAAAAATATACTATAAGGTGATAATCTATCATTATCTTCTATTACATCAAATAATGCCCCACCTCTTACATCTGTAAATGTAATGTCCACTACTGGCACTAAACTGGCATTATATTTTATATCAATAGATTTAATACCAAAACCTTCTAATACTCCCGCACTTCTAGTTGATGAATTATTTAACCCACCAATTTGAGTCCATTCAGTAGTTGCATAACTTTTTTGTAATGAAGGATCTAATTTACCTGCATCATTGTAACTTATTTTTGTAGATATAAAATTAACTTCATCTTCAACACCACTATTAAAATTTATTGAATTGCCATCCAATGAAGTACCACCATATGTGGTTCTACTTCTAGGATACGCAGAAAATTTTACATAAATAAATAAATCTTCAGGTGGTACTATATCCATACCTGGTGGATTTGGATCTACAACAAAAACACTACCTTTTTTATTATTGTTGGCACTATTATTAGAACCTATTTCTTGTACATTATTTACATCCATATCTTATTGTTTTTGGACATACAATGTCTTATATCTATCTACTTGATCAATGTATTGTTGTAAACTATCTCTCAAAGGAAAAGGTATTCTTATTATTTCTTTATCAGGAATATTTTCTTCTACACCACCAAATTGTGGGTTTGCCAATAAAATTAACCAACCGTGATATGGGTTGTCATAATATTTTTGACTTAACTTATCTAATCGAGTAGTTAAAGTACTATATACAACTGTTTTATCACTACTTTTAGGTGGTAATATTATATAAGGTAATGGTAAATATTTACCATCAAACTTAAAACTCTGATATCTATCATAATATTCTTTTCCCATACTATTAATTTATCCCATTTGCAGTAACTGTAAAGTCTTTCTGAACTTTTGTTTTACCTTTATTTTTTGTGAAGTAAGCCTCAACTTTAATTTTTGTCTCTTTACCCTTTAATTCTGTTTCTTTAATACGTTTAGATTCTTTTAAATTTTTCTCAGCGACTTTTAAGGCGTTTTTAGTTGTTGGGTTTTTAGAAATTTCAAAATTTAACTTTGCAGTTGTCAATTCATTTTCCGCAGTAGTTATTTTTAGATCTAAATCCTTAATTTCATCAGGTGTTATTAATTTAGTAAATGTAGATATTAGTTCACTTATTTCTACTAAATCTGTAGGACCCACTTCTTTATTTACACCACCTACTTTTATTATCATTTTCATTTTATTATCTTTATTTGCACTATTTTCTTTATCAGTTGGGTTGGTTTCACTTGGTTTCTTATTCCCTTTAGTTGTTGCAATGATTTCAGTTTCAGTAATTGTTATTTCAATAGGGTTATCTGATTCAACCTGTTCAGTGTCAGTATTTTTTTTATCTTGTTTAACCTGATTAATAGTATCTTGAGTTTTTAAATTACCATAAATAGTCTTAACTTTATCCTTACCGATTAAATTTTCTTTAAGTTGTCCCAACTTAATACCGTCTTTAATTTTTCCATCTACAATGGTGTCTGATCGTACATCATACATTTCAGTATTTGCATAATAGTTAAATGAAACTGCGTTTTGTAACCTATTAATAGGTCCAACTAATGAATGTCCTCCTATATAATCAATACTCAATTGTACTGTTGCAATCATAGGTTGTACCCCTATACCCTCAGGGTTAGTATCCCATTTAGGTCCATCGTATGTAATTGATAGTGTATTTATAGCAACCTTAGTATAGAAGAAATCACCGATTCTTAAAATACATATAGGTGGTCTACCAAAAGATAAGTTTTGTGGTTGAACTCCAACCTCTATTCCATCCTGTACACTTTGTTTATCGTAAATACTTGGTCCTTGTCTCATACATTGATTAAGGAATGTTAATCTACTATTAAACCCTTCAGGTGTCATACTATGGAATCCTGCGTGAAAATATCTTATTTTTTCTGAAATTGTTTTAAAATAGTTTGGGTAATTTGCATCGATAAAATCGAAATATGGTCCCTCATCAATAATTAAATTGTCAATTAAATTGATTGCTGCAGTTGGATCAATTTCTTTAGTTGTTTCTCCTTTTTCGGGTGGTTGAGCCTCAGTAGAATTTAATGTATCGTTTTCCATCTGAACATCCACTCTATACGAATTAGCGTCATTTGTGGTAACACTTGTACCACCTTCTATTTTTATAGGTGAAATATTTTTAAAAGTTTTCGTATCTAAATTTTGTTGTAAAAAAGTTAATAATTTATCTTTCAAATCTTTTGATAATGAATCCGCCAATATAACAGGTTCTACTCGATTTACATCACTCACCAATGTGTCCACACTAGCAAAACCTTTAAGTGTTATTAAAATTTTAGGGTTAGTGTTAGATAATTGTTTTTTTACAAACTCTAAAACTTGTATTTTTAATTTATTAAAAGAAGGTTCGTTTATAACTCTTTTAGCAATACAATTTTCAGTTGCTGCGGAACAATTTACATCTTGATCATATAAAACTGATCCCGGTTCTTGTTGTTTTTCAGGTAAATTTGTTTTAGGAAATTCCTTATCCCATATTTTTGTCTCAAACAAATCAATATCTGTTTGTGGTACTGCACATTCTAATGCCCTTAGAAAATCTTCTGGAGTAACACAACCCGCAAAGAACCTTTCAACAAGATTATTATTTTGCCCTCTATAACAATTTATCACTCTCGGATGATCAACTATAATTTTAAACGATAATGAACCACTTCTTTTAGAGTTGTTATATGTATAAACAGGTTCACTTCTACCAATAAATTCTGTGGCGTTCCAATTGGCACTAGTATTTTCATCAAATGTTAGTTCGTATGGTGGAAACCACATAATTCTACCTTTAGTGCCCGTTAATGAATCACCAGGTCCAATTTCAAACAAAGGTAAGTCTGAAAGATTATCCGCCCAAGCCAAATTTTCTAAAGATAACATAAATTTCTTTCTAGTAGTCTTAGAATCTAATATACTAGGATGATACTTAGGTATCCCATTGTCCATTAAAACACTAAGTGATGCCTTACCCTTACTTACGGAAAATCCTTCACCAGGACTCTCCGAATGAGAGAATAATCCTGTGTTCCTTATTGCGTTGAAATAACTGTACCTATCGTTTACTGTCCATACACGACAAAAATTACCATTACCATCTATGTCTAATAACGACAATTCTTTAATTGCGTTACCTCTACTTATAATTCTATCCTGTTCTTTATCCCTAAAATATTTTTTAGTTTGATTAATAAAGACATCATTCTCACTATTATTAACTAATTGTTGTGTTTTATATAATAATGTCTTTGGGTTAAAGTTTTGTTCACTACCAGTTGACCAAAAGAACTTGTTTGGTTCACCTGATGGTTCACCTATCCCCTCAATAGTAGTTCTTAACCCATTTCCTGTATTATCAATTGAACCATTAAAATCTTTATTTGTAAACCTAGTAGTTATCCTACTACCTCTATTAGTATTTCTTTCCGTACCAATGTAATATCTACTATTAATACCTGCGTTATCTGTACCAGCCAATCTACTATCTACATATTCGGGTCGATAACTGTTTCTATTTAAAAGATTAAACGCAAACGATACTTGTTGGGTACTTGTTCTTTCAAACAATACTTTCATTCTTAATTCGGTTGATAGTGTTGGTTCAACACCTTCTTTAATATCTAAATTAGACTTTAATAAATCATCACCTGATTTAACACTACTGTTATATTCATTCCAACCAACTGCCCCGTTTGGTAAAGTATTAAAGAATTGGGAACTACCCCTCATTCTATTTACATACTCATTAACTCTATTACCTAATGGTGGTGTTATATATCCATGTATGAACTGTTCATCATTGGTGAACCCTTCTACTTGTGCGATTTTATCTATTACAGTTTTTTCTAATTGTTCACCACCTAATATACCAAGTGATGTTTCTTTTTGAAAATTTAAAGATTTGTAGGTATCAATAACATTGAAAGGGAAATCAACACCCTTTTTAACTCCATCGTTTAGTAATTTAAATTGGTTTTTATTATAGTATGAAGGATAAAATCCTCTTACTTTTTGTCCAAATGATGTTGGTAAGGGATACCACAAATTAGGTGGTACTGTTAATTCAAAAGTAACGTATTGATCGTTTTGTGGTGTATATTTATTTAAATTGACATTTTGTGTCATTCTAAATAATGTACCTAAAGGAAATAGTTTTTTTTCTTCGTTATAGTGAACAGGGATATTTTCATTTTCCGTACCCATAACAGGTACATTAATAACTTTACCAATGTCTTGAAGTTTAGAAACTAATCCTGATTGAATTAATGTTTCATTTACTGGTGGTGGTAAATTTCTGTTTAATAATCTATTCCTAAATTCTTGTGTAGAATAAATACCTTTATTATAATCTAATATTCCTGCCATATATAATATTTTCTTATTATATAAATATTAGGTCTATAAAATTCAGGTGATTATTTATTATATATTATATCCTAGTATCTTGTTTTATTCATATATCTAGAATTATTTCTTGAAATAAACTGGTCCTTGTAATAATAGGAATAATATTTTGTAAAGTCAATAGTAAAACAAAAATATTTTAAATTTTTTTAAGTAGACATATAATCTGTGGATTCTTTACTAGAAGGAACTCCACCATTTCTGAATGTACCATTTAAATGATTGATAACTGTTCTCTCAATCATAGGTTTTATAGACGCCATATCCATTTCTTTTGTAGAACCATCAGGTGAAACTAATTCAATCTTACCTGTTATATTTAAATTACCAAACTCAACCTTAGATGAACTAGATGCAGTATTGTTGGAAGGTAATCCACTACCAAATAATTTATCAATTGGACCTCCTTTTTTTGCACCAACAACATCATCCTCGGTTGAAAAATGAGTCATAGCACCTGAAGATCTCATTAGAAAGTCGTTCCCCTTAGGTATATTATTATCTTGAGTTTCATTTGATCCATCACTACCATTACCATCTAATGTTTCCTTCAATTTCTGAGAAGATTTTGTAAGTTCTTGAAAAGATTTAATAGTACCATCTTTTATTTCAGTACCTAATTTTCCCATTTCCTCCATTGCAGTATCAATAGAACTTTTTTCACCTGAATTGTCTTTGAACATATCTTTAATAAAAACATCTGCCTTATTAATATATTCAGTTGCCAATGAATCCATACCATCTTTCATACTTTGCATCAAAGGCGCAACTTCATCTGCGGTTAGTTCATATATATTAGTTAAACCTGCGACTTTTGCTTGTGTACCTGCCTGCATATTAGTTATCTGATCAGACATCACTTTAGTGTTAGTTGCAATGTCTCTAAGACTTACTTCCGCAGTTTGGTTTTCTTCCATTATAGTCTTAGCCATATCGTCAGTGACTTGATCTAAACCTAAATCACCAAACTTTTCTGTTTCAATAACAAATTTACCATCTTTAAATTTAGCCATAGATGCTAAACTCTCTTTCATTTCATTATCACCGACAGAAGTGAATTTCATTTTTATATCTTTGATTTTAGATGTCTGTCTAGCCATCTCAATCATTTTTTCTGTATTAATACCTAATTGTTCTCCAGCAGATTTTAATTGCATTCTAACTTCTGCAGGAAATTCATATTCACCTGTCTCTTCATTAAATTGCATCATATTTTCAGTCATCTCACCGACCTTTTTAGCCAACTCTTCTGGTTTATTTCTCGCTAAATACATTGTCTCAAATGGATCACCAAAAGCCTCCGCAATATCACCCCCTAACATCTGTAAATTTGCTGCCGCTTCAATTGCTGCCTCTGGTTGATAAAACTTATCCGCCATATTTAAAACATCTGATACATCTAAACGCATTTTTACTGCCTGTTTAGCCATTTCAGTCATACCTTTAACCCCACCAGCAAAAGAATAACTTTGTAAACTACTCATATTAGATTGTAATGTTTTAATAACTTTAGTTGCATTTAAACCCATAGATTGTGCAGATTTATATGTTTCTAAAATATGTGACTCCATTTTTTCAGAACCAACACCCATCAACATAAAAGACTCAGCCATTTGTGCGGATTCAGAGGCTGACATATCCATTGATTCTGCCATTGCACCTATCCTTATTGCATCTTCTTTGGTAAGTGTACTAACTCTACCTGTTGCATTACTAATATCGGTATAAATTGATGATAAATCATCTGCACTTAAACCCATTTCTAACATCGCTGGTAAAGCCCCTTTAAAACTTTGTTCCATAAATTTGGCATTCTTTCCTGTCATACCTATCTCTACACCTATTTTTTTATAGGAACGAGCCATGTCCTCAGCCAATTTAAGTTGTTTGGTTGAGTCAACTAAAAAGGATCTAAAATCATTACCTGCAGCTGCGATATTGTGGTAAATTTGACCAGTGGCAGTACCCATCGCCTTAAGAGTCTTTAAATTATCTTTTAAAAGATCTTGAAATTTTTTGGTTTTTTCTATTTCGTCATCACTAATAGTTTTACTTTCAATTGCAACATCTCTCTTCTGTTTTAAGATTTCAATTTGTTTTTCGTACTCTTTGTACTTTTCTTTTTCGAATTCAAGTTCGCCAATACTAATTTTTTCTGAATAGAGTTTTAGGTTTTTAACCAATTCCTCCATTTTTTTTGAAATATCATCTCCTGTTCCCATAAAAATTTTTAATTGTCTCTAAAAGATTTTATCTTACCGTCCCAAGTAGTTTTTATATTACTTACTGCACCACTATTATCTAAAACCCAAAAAGTGTTATCACTTTGAGATTTTTTAACTGTTGCAGTTTCAAAACCTAAAATATATTTTTTATTGCCATGTTCCACTAAAACAGTATCATTTGCGGAACCATAAGTTTTTTTAATCTCGAATAAAATAATGTCACCACTAGAAAATAATACAGTAGGTGTTCCACCTCTAGGTGTGTGAACGACATCACTACTAAATTCTATTTCAACATAATCATGTAAAATTATTTTTTCCGCAGGACTCTTTTTTTCTTTATTATATTTAGTTTCTTTTTCACTTTTTTTATTGTAACCAACAACCTTAAAAGATTTTTGTAAATCACTAATCATATCATCTAAAATACTCTCTCCCTCCTCATACCAACTCTCTAAAAAGTCACAACTTTTTTTAGTTTCTTGTCTATCATCTTTTTTGTTAATTTTAGAACCGTATTCATTTTCGCAATAATCCCAAGTGTTTATTAATTCTTCTTGTATAAAATCTGGTTGATCCTCAACATCTGTTAGATATATTGATTTGTCTGCATCTCCAGTGGTATCGTCAGTATGTTCGTCAAATAAACGTAAACAATAACATAAACTATGTTCTGATTTTTTACCATATTTATCTACATACTTTTTAGCCTGTACTAATCCTGCAGCAACTTTTTGTAATTTTCCAATACTTCTAGGTCCATATTTTAAAATTTTACCCCCTACCCTTATAGTAGTCCTTTGTCCTAAAACAATTTTTTCTAAAGTTTTTGCATCAATTTCATCTGATTTAAGGAATTCTAAAATACCCTCCTCTTTCATAGAATCTAAGTCCGCAACTTCGATTTCAATCTCATCACCAACTTTAACCCCACTTTTATACATTATAGCGTCTTTCAATTCTATAAAGTATTCATTATCAGTGTTAGGTGGTAATTGACCATTCTCTACTACAGTGAATTTTTGTATAATAGTTTTAATTTTGTCTCCACTATATGGTGTTACGATAATATCTTGTTCTAAAAGATTATCTATAGATTCATTCAGATAAGAAATAATATCTAATACTCTACCATTTTTTTTGTATAACATAACTCATTTATTTATATATAAATATTATAAAAATGATAAAATATTAATTAATCAGATTTTTTTTGATTTTCGTTAACCATTATTCTTCTTGAGAATGTTGGCATTACCATCAAATCGGAATATGTATACCCATGTCTAACTAAAAAATTAATTTCTCTATGAAGATACATTAGATATTCAGAGTTCAGGCCAGAAAAAAGTCGAGTTGAATCTAAGAAAGGTTTCTACGGACTCTCCTCCCTGAGTCCTTGCGGTAGTTTTAAAGTCTAATCCCGGAGTTATTTCATCAATATACTTTCTCAATAATCTAGAATCTATAATAGGTAATTTTTTTATTATATTTGAAATTTTTATTTTATCTCTTTCACCGTCAATAGATTTTATTTGTTGTTCTAAGGTAAATATTATTTTATTAGAAATTCCATCAGGATTTCTTTTAGAATCTTCTTTTTCTCTAATATCAACAACTTCCTCATCCTTACCTGTTAAAAGTGTAAATGTTATTCTTTTACCTGTTTTTTGGAGAACATAATCAAACTCTCCATTTTCATCAGATTTAACGGTTAATTTTTTTTGATTAAGTGTGGATAGACTAATTGTCCCCTCAACTATCTCCCCCATATTTGGACTATAGACTAATTGATTATAATCCTCACCAAATGCAGTAACCCTTAAATATACCATAAGAGCGGTTCTATCACCTACTAATAAATCTTCAACGTCAAAACCTAAATCTTTAACTTTTCTTTTTAATAGTACATCCATTATTTTACCACCACTAGAAATATTAGGTGAAGTTAAAATAGATTCATCCATTGCAGTTAGATATTCTACCTTAACTGACTTAACTTTATTTTTGTATAGAATACCTTGTGAAGGTAATTCTATAATGTCATACGGTGTCCTATATTCCTCTGGAACAAAATCTGGACTTAATTGGTTTTCACTCATAATTTATATTATATAAAACTTTTATTTCTTGTAAATATTAAAAAATTAATAATTACATAAACTTTTTTGTTTATCGTACCAAAAAATAAATGCGTCGTCCCAATCATCACTCATTCTTTCTATTAAAGGAAATACCGGTTTAAAATATTCATCAAAAACCATAAAAATTTGTGTATTTACACTACCTTTAGAAGAAGGATCAAACCATTCTGGTGTTATATCTACATTACATTCTAGTTGTACAACACCTTCTCCCCATAAGAACTCCATTAAACTTTTACTTTTAGTTTCATCTTTACCATTTTCACTACACCACATAGTAAATTCGTCAACAACATTTTCCACACTAACAACTTCAGTACTTTCCGCCCCTGTATTACATTTTGCCTCAACTACTACCCTATTAATCCAATTTGATAGTGTTATGAAAAATTCGTCAACCGTAGTCACAGAACCAAAAATATCGGATCTTTTCATTATATCAATATATACTTTAGGTATTTCTTTATTTTTATCACTTACATCTACGGTTAAATAACCCGCATCTCCATAAGTTTTCATTTCTTGAATTTTCACATTTATTTCATTCTGTATAGAAGTACAATCGCTAGATTCTACAATGGTTATAATTTCATCCCAAAGATTTTTAACTCTTTTCTCCACACAAGGTAATGCTTTTTTATTACATTGAGTTCTTAGTACCTCAACAAAACTCATAGGCTTTCCGTCTTTGGTTAGGTACTGACTAATAGTCCCATTATTTTTAGCCTCATTTATTATCCCATTTACAATTTCGTCAACGTTATCGACACCAGCACTTGTTATTTTACTTTTTAAATAATTCGGATCAATCTTTTTTACTGCCTCCTCATATCTTACAAAAATTACAGGATCAGCAATAATAGATTTTAATTTTTCCTCATTATTACAATCCATACAACATTCTTTATTACCGCTTTTATCGGTCGGACATATTTTTTCTAACTCAGTTATAATGTAACCATTAAACTCCTGCATCGGACCTAATATTTCTTCGTTAAATATATCCGTAACGGCATCTTTAAATAAATTTGTTAAACGATCCCAAATAACGCCTGGACATTCTGCTAATTTAGTAATCCACCCCTTTTTTTCTATTGCCTTTCCATCACTACCTTTTTCCCGTTGTGCTATTTGTTCAGGAGTTAATTCTTCGGAAGTTAAGAGACAAATTGAAGACCCTATAACAACTGCAGATGATAATGCAATATAAAAACCAAGTTTAATATTTCTAATTCTTAAATTAGTTTTAGCCAGTTGATTCACCGCATAAAGACCTTCTTCATTATTTTTTGCATCTGTAAAATCTATACCACCATCCTTCAATATTTGTTTATAATTATCTAAATCTTTTTTACTTTTAAATTCTAAAATAAAAACAGTTTCTGGATCACTATTTTTGTTATAAAATATTATAGTATTATCCCAATCCAAATCTTTATTCTTGATTTTATCTAATGAAAGTGATATCTTATTTGACCGCCATATTTTTAGTTTATTAAGAAAACTACTTTCTAAAATTTTATATTTAGGATCCAAAGAAAAAGATTTTTTAAATAAAGTTTTAAAATCTGTACCATCCCACTCATCTAAACCGACTTGAGATTTTATTCTTCTCCATATATCATATAATTCTAATTCTTTGGGTGTTGACCCATTTTTTAAATCATCTAACATTTTAATTGTATTTTCAATCTCATCTATTGATTTTACACCGTCTTCACTAACAAACCCTAAAATAAGTGATCTAAAATCTTCAGGTTTATTTTGTTTATTCCACATTTGACTTATTTTGTTTAATTTATCCAACGCAAAATCAGTTTTAGTTAATTGAGACATTAGATAATTGACCTCAACTAAATCTTTTATTTGTGTATCACTAAGATTTCTAAGTAAGTCATTTGGAATTTCATTACTTAATCCACTAATATAATTTTTCATCGCACTAAAATCTACTACTACACCCATCTCTCTAAAATAATTACTCAAAGTATCCGCAAACGTTGTACTAAAATTATCCATAGTAACTCTTAAACTTTTCGCATTTAATAAATTTTTTAAATTATCAAAAGAACCACCCGATGTTAGATTTCTAATTGCTGAGTCATAATCATCTATTGCCTTACTCATAGATGAAATGGCAGACTCTATTCTGGTTATCATTAGTTCACTACTAGAACCCATACCTCTCATTAAACTTTTTGAAAGTTTAACTAATTCGTCACCGATTCCTTCAGTAATAATCATTTTTATACTTTTATTTACTTCATTGAACGTCTTTCTACCCTCAATCCTTTCCATCATAAGTCTAAAATTATTTTTATCTAAATTTAAATTCTTTTTCATATTATAAAGTTTTCATTTTTCCATTTTCTCCTATTAATTCACTTAATAAAAATCCATTATCATAATTTGTCCATTTCTCTTCTAAAAATCCAGATAATGTCATACAAGTACCACTAGCACCTTTAAATAACTCTGCACTTCCACCAGTTGTATTATCTAAGCCTGTTAAACTGAAGATATCTATGGGTATATTTATACCACCAATATTTATATTGTGATTTAATTTAATTTTTTTATTATCTTTATCCATCAATTTTACTATAACAGTATTACTTAGTTTATAATCTGATCCATCAGTAGTCCAGTCCCCCTCTATTTTTACAAATTTTAAGCCTGCACCAAATTCACCTGTTGCACTATCGTATCCATCTTTGGTTATCATAATTTTAATCGTTCTACCACCAATAGTGACTTCTTTTTCACATGAATGACTATCATCAAACATAAAATACATATTAAATCTATTATTCTCATTTAACCCCTTTTCAAAAAGATTAACTAAGTAAAAATGATTTACTCTTCCAGTTTTTGCTTTTAGAAAAACACCTAAATAACAACCATCAGGTGATGTACCTGACTGAAAAGATAGTGTAGAATCAGTTTTATATTTTTCATAAATTTTTCCTAATTCAGTTCTTGGATTTATACATAAATCTCCTTCATTTGATGCCCTTACTATATAATTTTTACTTTGGAGAAAAGCAATTGCCTCACCCTCATTATCACATGCTTCATTTACTAAATTACCGTATAACCTTTCATTTGTAAATAATGATTTAATTCTATTTATCTCTTCGTTTAGTTTCATTTTTGATTTATTATATGTTTCATTTTTAATTAGTGTACTATCACCATCGACTTCTACATCCACTTCTAATAAAAATTTTTGAAATGTTTTTAAATCTTCAGGGGTTAATTCTTTATTACTTGTTACAACTACTGCAGTCTTTTCTTCTTTTGATATCTTAGGTTTTTCAATACCTTTTAATGTGATAATAACATTAGATATTTTTCGAATAGATTCTGTTTCACTAACAGATTTATTAATTATCCCTTCTAAAATAGGTATGACTAAATCTGTAACTTCTTTAATATCTTTGTGTTTGTATCTTCTACCGTCAATTTGATATGACACTTCTTTTTTAAGTGCCGTAACTGAATTTAAAAGAGAATCCCCAGTATCACTTTTTAATATTTCTGAAATTTTAATAGAAAAATCACTTAATAATTTAGTCTCTTCAATAAAAGTTTCTGTATCTATAAAACCACTCTCACTTAATTTTTCTGCCAACAAATCAATTTTTTCATTATTAGAAATGATGTCAGTGTAATCTGGAGATAATTGTTCCTGATCTATTTCTCCTGTTTCTGTAAATATACCTAATGGATCAAAACCGTAATTTAAATAAAGGTTTTGTAATCCTTTTGCAATATCTTCACTAAATACATATAATCCTGCGAATAGAGAACCTTGTATCACAAATTGTTTCACACCTTTAAAGTATGAATTAACCATCTTATTTAAATCTTTACCATATTTATTATATAATTCTTCTATTTTTTTAGGATCTTCGTTTTTAAATATGTCACTCAATACACCCCTTTGTTGAGGATCTAAATTTTTTCCTTGTCTATTTAAATCAGTAATTAAATCTCTATATTTTGGAGTATCTACTTTCTTTAATAATTCTTTAAATTCGTCAAACATCTTTAATTCCTCAGGATTTAATGTTCTAGACCATTGAGCGATTTCTCTTTCTAACCCTATTAAATCATTACCATATTGTGTAGTTATATTACCTAACTCACCTAATTTAGCACTAAATTTACTTCCTTTACCTGCTAATTTTAAAGCCTCTCCCAAACCAAATAACGCACCTAATGCGGTTAAACTGGCATTAATTTCCCATCCTTCATCTTCTTCTACAACATATCCTATTGCACTAACTAAATCTATTAATCCACTAACCAATACTCCCACAGGACCAAATGTTAATGAAACTATAGAAGCTACATCTGATATACAATGCCAATCAGATGCACAATCAGATGACCAGTCTCCTACCTTTTCCAACCCACTCCTAATATCCCCAATAGATTTACCACACCAGTCATTAATGTTAATATCTATAACATAGTCACCATCAACCCCATTTACCGTTACTTTTGCAGTACCATTTGGTTTAACACAACAACAAACAGTTTTATTATCTATAAACCCAATCCTTGACATTCCTGTAGTTCTTTTAGAAGGGGTAGTTGGTGTCATAAACATACCACCATTATTTTTACATACATCACTCCATTTAAATGTTTCATTTATTTCAGGAGAATGTCCACCAGAACCTGGAGCACCATAACCTACAGGTAAAGAAACTGTCTTATAAATTGGATTTGAACAAGCATTTTTATGTCTTTCCTTAGTTTGTAAAGAAATTATAATATTATGTTCATCAATTATCTCTAAAACTTTATCATATTTATTATAGAAAACTAAATTATCTTTAAATTCAGTCCCTAAACTATCTAATTTTTTCTGTAATTTTATTTTTTGATTATAATCCTTTAAATCATCTTCATAGTTATCTTTTAAGGTCTGATTAAATATTTCAATACTTTGTAATTTTTGGTAATATGATCTACCCAAACCACCTTCAGGATCTAAAACTTGTGTATTCATATCTCCGTCATCTCTAGGACCACCTGTGTATGTATTATCCACCTGTTCTATTGGTTTTTCAGGTTTAAAACCTATAGACAAATCACCAAAATAATTTTTTAGTTTATCATCAAAAGAACGACTAACCAAAATCCTTTCAACATCATCTGTCCCAACAATGCCACCAGATAGTGCAGAATTCATCATTTTAAATTTTAACTCCTCTAATTTCTCAATTATATAAGAAGGGTTAATACATGTCGATACACCTATTTTACTGTTTAATATATCCGTTATCTTATCACTGTTTACTGTTTTTGTACCAGTCCATCCAAAGTAACTACTTACTGCGTCCCAATTATTTATAGCACTTTTATAGTTTTTATACTCTTTATAATTATCATATGGTATAATGTCTATTGGTGGATACACTCCATCGGAAACAGGTGTACCAAATTTTTTATAGTTAGGATTTTCCTTATCTAAACCTGCAAAATCATCTACACCTTGCAACCCTTTACCTTTGTTAGATTTTAAATAATCTTGACCGACTGTTCTCCATGCGATTTTCATGTAATCGTTGTTATATCCACCAATTTTACTTAAACCATCCGTCAAACCATTTTTAGAAAGTTCTTTATTTACTTTACTTAACCTTTTACTATCACCCCTAACCCAAGATCTGAAATTATCACCATCACTTTTATTTTTAATGTGGTAAGTAAATAAATCATCAACAGGTATAGTCTTAATTGAATACTTACCACCATCAAAAGGACTTGTTGGTGATGCCTGAGCACCCTTTGATTTACCGTTTTTCTTTGGTGGATATTGTTCCACTAAGAAAACCCTTTTAAATTGTTCTTCAGATATTACAACTCTTTTTTTCATATTTTAAACATTAGTCAACACAAACGAACCAACATCCATTTTATCTGTTTCAATTGCCTTTTGTATTACAATTCTTTGTTTATTTGAATCAATGTTTAATTCTTTATAGATATAACTTACATATTCTTTTCTGAATTTAATATTACCTTTATCATTCTTATCTACTAAGGGAACATTCATTTTGGAACGGAAATTAAATTTGTTTGCACCAACCTTTTTAACTATTGCAAGTTTAGTACCATTTTGATCCTTAACAACGTATCTACCACCTTCTCTACCACCTTCTGCCTTTGCGTCATCAAAAGTATCACCAGTAATTTCTTCATCATCTTTACCCGCACCTAGTTCTATCATTTTTTCAGTTGGTTTAATTCCTAATGTTTTATACATTATTCTAATTTCCTCACCCTTTCTAAATAAACCTTCTTTCTCAAATATATCATAAAAAGAATTCATACACCATTCTACACCATCAATTTCTTCTTTTTTGAATTCTTCTTTTCTTTTACCTTGTCTAACTTGTTTATACATATCCTTCATGTGATCTCTACACTCATCCTTACTCATATTAATCTCCTTTTTGGTTGCATTAACATCGTCTTTTCTTTGTTGTTTAACATCACTTGCGTTTTTATTTGTGGGGAATTCAGGATTTGTTCCCGTCTTAGATTTAAACCAATCAGATTCCAATGCCTTAGCAAACTGAGTTTTAAATGATTCTGCGTCAATCTTACCTACTTCTTTAGATGATAATACATATCCATCACCAGTACTAATAGAAAGTTTTTTACCCTCAGGACCAATACTCAAAGAACTATTCCAACTTGTAACCAAACCATTCTCAACTTTAATCATAATATAAAAATTTAAAGACCCCCTATTAAAATCAAAATCCTTAAATGCCTCTGTTTTACCAAGTATTTCTACTTCATTCTTTATCTTA